CTATTTCTTTTTTACGTTTGTAACTGTGATAAAATCTTTCCCTGAGTCATTAACAATAATCGGCGGCAGCCATTTTAGCATCCGCTTTCCTTTCTTTTCTCCGTATAAAAATGTATGCCAATGTGCCCTTCTTATGTGCATCGCTGGGGATTTATGATATTCTCCCTGCGGTGATGTGTTTTCATATTGCGCAGATTGTCTAAGTTCTCTAATTTTTACGCCGACCGTTTCGCCAACGTTAAGCAGTTCTACTTCGCGCGGAATGTCTTTTATCTTTCTTGACCGCCGGAAAAAGTGTCTTTTTTCGTGTTTTATATCCGCATTTACAGCGGACAGGTATAAAACAAGGTTTATCCACCTGCTTATTGTCCGTTTTCCGTTTTTATAAAACGATCTCAATACTTCCCCGCTTATTTCTTCGTCTTCATTCTCTACCGCTGGTAAATCTACTTCATCGAATTGTTTTACCATGTTTTCTATGATTTTATCTATTGATTCACTTCCTGATTCTGGAAGAATCAAATAGATTGGCAGAATTACATTTCCTTTTTTGTTTACAACAAGAATCCTGAATTCAAAATGTCCACGATCAAAGTCAAAAAACACGAAAAACCCATCATATTCCGCCCCATCGTTCGGACGAATATATATTGAGTATGCAGGAATGGCAAGCATACTCGTGTCAAGCTCTATATTCACTTTCGCCTGTTTATAGAGCTCCTCAGTCAATGTGGCGTCAAAGTCGTAGATTAACTTTGTTTTACGCCACGCAGCTAAGCATGTTATTGCCACTGCATTCGCTATGTTTTCCATCTGTTCCTTATGCAGGTTTCGATCCAGCGCTAATTCAAGTCCCGCCTCAATCGGAATAAAAACATACTCATGCGGCCACTTATCTTTATACTCTCTATCCGCCGCTATGTCTTCTGCAAATTTCCAGGCGGGCGGATAGAGATAGTTGTATTTTTTCAGCATCTTCATCGGTGCCGAATTTTTTACATCAATCATGATTCGCTCCTTAGCTTTTTCAAAAAAGAGCAAAGGATTTCTCCCTGTTCCTTTTTCTAATTTTCAAACTATATCACATTTTCTTCAAATTATCATACGCCCTTTCAGCATTCAGATACCAGTCATCTTGTTCAAATCCGCAATGATTACATTTGAATCTCATAAGTTGATTCATGAATTCTTTATTGTATGTCATACCCATATGACTTCCACAGTATGGGCATTTTGCAATTGATCTGATTTTATAATCTCTTGACATAATTTTTACTGCAAGATCTTCTCCCGAACGTCCTACACACATCAGAAACTCACCTCTTTATGCCTTTTTGTTAATTCGTCCAATGCAGACTTGTGTATTCTCATCATCGTCCGGTAGTAATTGAAGTTATTCGTAACTTCGATTGTGTGCCACGCCCAATTGAGTAGGTACCGCTGCCGCATGATTGTGTGTCGTATCGGATTTTTCAATTCTTCTATGTATATCTCTGCCTTTTTCAGCATTTTTTCATATTTCTTTTTTTCCCGTTCATAGTTTTCTTTTGCTGTTTCGTATTGGATAAGCACTGGCGGAACGGTTTGTATTGAATTTGAACCGCCGGAAATGTGCTCCGCCGGTAAGGCTCCGTTTACCTGTTCTTCGAGTTTTCTATATTCATTTTCCGCCAATTCCACTTTGACCGGCTGCACTTCCCGCAAATTATAAAAGAATTGTCTTATTGTCATGATTTTACCCTTTCACCACAAATAATTCTCCTACTCCCGCACGGATGTCCTGGAATGTTACCATCGGAAGATCTTTCTCGTACCAGAACATTTTCCCGCCGCAGCATGCATCAAGTATTTTCATTTCTTTCTTGTCCTTTTTATTTCCAATGTTCCGGTAAGTATTCCCTCTACAAAGCTACTGTTGGCTTTTACGTCACTTCCGCCTGTTTTTATCATCAGTCCTTTTTCTTCGTTGAAATAGAAGTTTTTTATCTGTCTTTTTTCTTTCTTGAAATGAATCGTGAAGTGTTCTCCTACTTCTACATTCAAGAGTTCCGCTACTTTTTTTATGTAATTCATGTCTCCTCCTTAATGTCTTCAATCACCTTACTCATTACATAGTCAGCACATGGCTGTGCCATTCCGTTTCCTATTGCTCTGTATCTCGCCGTATCACTCCCGCCCTTTGTCCAGTTGTCCGGAAGTCCCTGCAGTCTTTCACATTCAAGCGGCGTAAGGCGGCGGACGTATGAGCAATCAATGTTTTTGTATATACATCCCACGGCGCTTGGTCCTCTTGCTACCAGTGTTGAGTTGATTCCGTTATCGCTGATCTTAAAATCATATTTTGCATTTGCGCCCTGATTAAATGCCGCCCTGTCAATTGCATAGACAACCGCTAATCTTGTTGATGATTTTAATGTAGATGTTTTATCCTCATAGATCGGCATGTTGTTTTTTATACTTGCGTCTCTGTTAAATGCGTATATGATCGGTACTTGATTCCCGCCGGTCCCCATCCTGTTATTGAGTGTCTGCACTGTTCCGTCATTTCTTTCTCTGATAACGTCTTGCGCATGTGTCATATCGAGAACGCTTATACAGATGCCGCCTTGGTTTCTTGCAGGATTACTTCCGCTTAGGTCTAATGTGTTGCTTTTTTCTACTTCTTTTATGCCCGCTGTCGGATTGTTGCTTTTCATTCCTTCGCTTTCGTATGATCCGATTCTGTATGTTTTGATAAGCACGCATCTCTGGTCATGCATGCAGTTCAGCGCTCCCGCTTTTTCTCTCATTCTTATTGAGTTTGTTTGTCCGTTTCCGATATCATAGACTGATGTTTCAGTACTTGGTACAGCAGTTCTGGTAAGCGTTTCTTTCTTGCTTTGGCTCTCCTCAGGATTCCTTGGCATGCTTTCGGACTCAAATAATACTTCCGGTCTACCCCCCCTATTTCCAAAACACGCAATAAGGAAGATTCTCTCACGATGCTGGGGGACGCCCCAATGTTGAGCGTCAAGGATTCTCCATGCGATATTACATCTCTTACTTCGTACCATTCCGCTTCTTGCCCATCGTCCAGATCGAGGCATTGGAATATCGGCTTGTGTGATTTCGCTGAGCACGGCTTGAAAGTCACGCCCTTTGTTGCTTGAAAATGCTCCAAGTACGTTTTCCCAGATGAAATATTTTGGGTATTCTCCTCTTGTGGCTCTAAGCATGTCGGAAACAACGTCATTTGCCGTTCTAAATAGTCCGCTTCGTTCACCTTTTAATCCCTCTCTTTTTCCTGCCACCGACAGATCCTGGCATGGACTGCCCGCACATATGATGTCTACCGGTGGTATTTTGTCACCTTTTATTTTTCTGATGTCGCCTAATTGCATGACGTTCGGAAAGTGTTTTTTTGTGACTTCTATGCAGAATGGTTCTATTTCCGATGACCACACGGGAACAGCCCCGTTTCGCTGTGCCGCTATACACCATCCGCCGATTCCGTCAAATAGGCTTCCCACTGTTATTTCCATCTATTTTCCCGTACTCCCTATTCCGCCGGTCCTATCACCATCTGTTTTATCGCCATCCACCTTGTAATATCGATGAAATATTCCTTGTGCGATTCTGTCTCCTTTTTTTACTGTATAAGGCATTCCTGATACATTTCTAATTGGCAACATGATATGTCCTTCGTTGTCCGGATTGTTGTAGTAGTCTGAATCAATTACCGCCACATTGTTTGCCAAAACAACTCCATGCTTAACCGCAATGCTTGATCTTATATAGATTCCCAGCCATTCATTTTCACACATATATGCTTTTAATCCTGTTGGAATCAATTTTATTTCGCCAGGTGTGATTACAGCGTCAACGGCACTTTCAATGTCATACCCCGCTGATTGCTTTGTCTTTCTCTTTGGAAAGTTTACATATTCATATCCGCTTACTTTTTCAAAACCTCTTCTCATTTCAGTTTCCTTTCTTCATAAATCCGCTCTTCTTCGTTACGCAGCCTCCGCGCCGCTTCGTCAAGTTTAATCGCGGCATATATGATCATGCTAATAAACAGCACAACGCTTACTACATCAATTAATCTATCCATTTTGTCCTCCTTTAAAATGGGATTTCTTCCTGTTCGTACTCTATCGGTTCTTGACTTACTGTCCCCATGTCTTCAAATTTCACTGGTGCGGAAAATTGCGTTACAGATGTTCCGCCGGAAAAGCCTGCATTCATTGATTGTTGATTACTTCCGATTGGTTTTGCAATCATATTTGCTACCACTTCTGTCACATACCGTCTTTGTCCGTCCGGCGTGTCATATGATCTTGTAGAGTACCGCCCTTCGATGAAGACATAGCTTCCTTTTGTGAGTTCATTTCCTACCGCTTCTGCAAGTTTTCCCCAGGCGGTTACATTGACCCAATCTGTTAAATCTAACGTGTCCCCGTTCGCTTTTGTAATTTTCTTACTTACGCCTACGGAAAATGACGCCACGGCTTTCCCCGTTTTTGTTGCCCTGATCACAGGATCTTTCGCAAGATTTCCTGTTATTTGCACTGTGTTCATCTTCTTACCTCATTCATCCATTCTTCCAGCCATCTTTCCGCTTCTTCTTTATCCATACATTCATACACAAGTAGATTTCCCTTGCGACTGTCTATAGCAAGATGCACAATCCTGTTTTCGTAATCATCTTCATATGCGCAATAGAACAGTCCTTTAGGTTTATATTTCCCGTCTTTTCCTGGAACGGAAAAATGTAAATTGAAGAATTTAGTATTTATTTCTTTATAACTTTTCATTTTCCCTCCTTGTTCGCTGCCTCGATAATCAGCACGGCAGCTTCCATGAGGTTTTCTTTTCTGTCTTTTTTTGAAAGAAGACACTGATTCACTTTGTTCAAAAGTTGAATCTCTGATAAATCATTTTCGTTTTCATGCACCCGATCTATGATTTCCAGTTCTTCTTTTGTCATCGCACTAAATACCGCGGTACATTTATCCATGGTCCATTTCATTTTTTCACCTGATTTATTTTCTCTACCAATTTATCCGCTATTTTATCTATGCTTTCTCCCACGTTTTCTATGTTTTCCTGCGTTATATATGTTGCTGCTATCATCTTGTAGATTGTATCTTGTGCCGGGATAAACACTGTTAATAATCCAACTATACATATACAGATGACAAACCTTTTATACTTTCTGATTGTGCTTAACATCTCTTTAAATCCACATTCCATAGTTCCAATAATAGTCCATGTAGCAATAACCCCGACCCCAATGATGGCAATCGCTCCTATAACTTGTCTAAATGTGTTAAGAACATCAACCATGTAAAATATCCATGGATTAATCAAAGGTTCATTCATTTTCTGCCTCCTTAAATAAATCTCCCTGCGCACGATCGCCGGATATGTATTTTTTCGCTTCTTCTATGAGTACTTCCAAGCATTCATCCAATTCCCTGAATATTCCGTATGGTATTCCGCCGGTAGTGAATTTGATATTCAGCGGATAATCTTCTGCTTTTATGAATCCGTATGCCGTGTAAGATTTTTTCTCTCCGTCTTTGTAACCAATTACTATTTTGTTTGCCACAAAACCCACATGCTTTTTCAAAAGGTTTGCGACTCCCAATCCTGATAATGATTCGGAGAATTTAATAAACGCTTCATAAAATTCCTTTCTTGCCGGCTCCAGACTTCTTATCTGATTTTCTTCCGCTCCGCTGATGTACCCTATTCCCACTTCCGTGGTTATTTTTTTGATTTCCATATTTTTCTCCTTTCGTTTTGCACCATTTGAAAACGATTTTCTTTTTCTGCTGCACCTCCCTCGTCATTCTGTAGTATTGGTACGGGTACCCCTCCTGTGTATACCCATTTTCCACTTTTTCTATCCGGTATCCTTTTTGCGGATTGGGATTTTCTTTCCAATGCCTGGAGTAGATTTTATATTTTGTAACCTTGGGACGTTTCAGATTGCGGCTGGCATTCCATCTTTTTTTCTGTACCGCTCCAGGCTCTCTTATGGTTTCGTCCGTTTCTTTGCAGAGGTACTCTGCCAACCGCCTGCAGTCTTCCGGCGTTCCATCAAAGTATCGAAATGACCTGTAGTTCAGTTCTCCCCATGGCCATTTCTCTCTTATGTCTTTTCTTTGGATTTTCATTGATGCATTGATCAGAAGGTGGTGGTGGATTCTGTGACCCTTATATTCAGTTACATAGATATACTTCAATTCCTCTTGGAATTTCCTGTACAGGTTTTTCAGGTTCCGCAGGAATTTCCCGATCCTGCTTTGAGCTTCTTCTGGATCAGGCGGCGGATCTCTGTACGTGAGATCTAATCTCCAGTCATCCCTTTGGAAATTTGTAAGAATGACTCTGTATAATTTTTCTTTTGCCCGCCGGGCGTTTCCTTTTTGTACAGCCGATTCTGTTTCTGCTTCGTTTGGATTTCTTGTTTTCTTTCCGCCTAATCGCCATGTGTGATATTTTTTTATTTCCATTCCGCCTGGAAAACGGAAAATCTCTTTCATGTATGGCACGATATTTTCTCCATAGATTATTTTCGATTGATTGTCGTTAAAATAATAGGAATATCAAGGTCTCAAAGAGGCGTTTCCGCCCCTTATTTTCTTGACTTTTTCCGTGCCATACACTATAATATTTATAGGATTTTTTGTGTTTCGGCACGGCGCTTGAGGCTTTCGCCTCAGGCGTTTTTTCTTTGCATCAGTTTTTCTATTTCTTTCGGCATCGGTTTATATACACAATGTTGAAATTCTTTTCTAAAATTCCTGCATTCCCCACAGTGCTTGTAACAAACGTTCGCTTCATGAAAGTGGCAGCATACCGTCTGATAAGCTTCTTTCCCGCACAGCGGACAATGCTTATTTGTATATATTTCTACTTCTTTCCCGCCGGAAAGTGTCAGTATTTTGCCCATGGGTATTTCTTCTTTACTTTGTGCTTTTTCTGCAGAGTCTTTAATCTGTATTTTTCTTCTGTTTTATAGATGGCTTCCAGTTCTTCTCTGTGTGTCTCTCTCCATACTTTTACTTCTGGACTGTACAGATACTTTTCAATGTTTCTCTCCATATGTTTTTTTTATATCCGCATTGAGTCCGTGGAGTTTGAATCGGTGAGTTGTATATGACAGAGAAATAAGATTGTCTTCCTTATCCGCCCCGAAATTCCCTACATGTACATGATGGTGAATTTCTATGTTGTTTCGCGGCGGATATTCTCCAAGGCATTCATAGTACGTTTCCGCAAGATCTATGTCCCGTTGCTTGACCAGATCGCAGAGTTTCTTGAATTCTGTTTTAGATAATTGAAATCTTGCCATGGAATTTTTCCTCTTTTGCCGCCATATATCCTTCATAAAAAGCATCTTCCATTATATTTCTTATAAATTCAGTTATAGGTCCGGCCTCAGTCCCATCTTTATGCGCATAGTCTTTCGCCTTCTCAAGTCCCTTTTTTACCCATTTTTCATATTTTCTTTCGTTAAATTTCATTTCCACTCTTCCTTTTCTTGCGGCGATTATTGCTCTTCTATATCTTTTATCCGTTGATATCAATTCTTTTAACGCTACCGATGTAAGTGATCTATACTCATCATCTACATCTTTTTTGTAACAAAGTATTCCAGCCACGCGGCGGATCCGATATCCACAACAGAAAAGCGTACGTCCACTTATTATTCTTTCTATTTCTTTTTTCATGATTAGTCTCCTTCTTTTAATTAATCCACTTAATCACAGGATCTCCCTCACTCCAAACGTATCAAGTTCAAATGCAGGAATCCCCAATACACAGGACGCCGCGTATTCCTGCATGCACCCCATGCTCTTCCGCCACATCCCGCAAAGAATAATTCCGTCGCACTTCTTCAATACCGTAAGGCAGTCCTGCATCGGCTTTGCCTGATGGTCAGCATCGTAGGAGTCCCAGTCCCAATTGTGCAGCGGTGAGAATAATGTTTGATCCGGGTACATTTTTTTGAGTTTTCTTAAGCACTCCGCCGTGCGTCTTATATTTTCTTCATTTCCTCCGTACGGATGAGCAACATAGATCATCTGCCCGTTTATGTTTATCTCTTTCATTCTTTAGTCCTTTCTACTCTTACAATGATTTCCTGTCCTGGTTGTAATTCATTTGGATCTTTTATATTGTTCTCTTGTTTTGCCCGATATACGATCTCCCGTACATCTTCCTTTTCAGTGGCAATTCTTGAGCAGATATCCCACAAAGTATCGCCTTTATTTGCAGTCACCGCATAACTGATTAATTGCGGCGGTGCTTGTACATACATTCCCGCCCCCAAGACAATGGCGATAAATGCTATCAACGCTTTCATTGTTTCCCCTCCAGTACTTCATACAGATCCTGTCCATCGTACTTTTCCAAGAACTTATTCAGGCTTACTTTCCTTATCCGCCTGTTCCGCCGGAAAGATAGTGCAGGAAGAAGTCCTGCGTTTATCAAGCTACGGACGAACTGTTTCCCTGTCCGCAAACGTTCTGCCACCTCTTCTACAGATAACAGCCTGTCCGTGTCATCTTGCAAAATTTCTTTTCCCATTTCTCCTCTCCTTTGTCTCTTTCCCCCTTGCTATACGGAGGCGCTTTGCTAATCCCCATTTTCTTCAAATGGAATATGTATGTCCGTGGATACTATTTCTACACCTGCGCCCGTGACTATTGCCGTAGTTTCAGGCGTTTGTCTCTTTCGAAGATAGTTGACCAGCGGCGCGGCCGCTTCTTTTAACTTTTCACGTTCAAGTTCAAAATTGATTTCCATAGTTATTTTTATCCCCTCTCTTTTTTCTCTCTTTTATTGCGCTACGCAATATTTGTGGCAAAAAAATATTCATAATACTCTTTATCAGTTAAATTTAGTTTTTCTGCTAATAAATTTGCTTCATTCAACGATATAGGTCTATACCCGGTAAGCTTTTGGCTCACAGTGGCTGTTGCGCACCCCCATACTTCCGCAATATTTTTTTGTGTTAATCCCATAATTATCATTCTTGCCTTGATTTTTTTTGCATTCATACTTTCTCACCTCCACCCATTTATTGCATAGTGCAATTTCTTAAACCTAAGATATCATTCCTTTTTTATCTTGTCAATAGCATTATGCAATTATTTTTTGCGTCATGCTTTTATTTATTGCGTATAGCAATACTTAATGTTATTATAAAAAAGGAAATGAGGTGAACATATTTTGGACAATTTAAGTATCGGTAAAAGAATAAAACAATCTCGTGAAGATATTGAAATCACAAGAAAAGAACTGGCAAAACGAATTCAAGTATCTGCTTCTACAATCACCAGGTATGAACAAGGAACCATTCAAAAAATTAAAATGCCAATTATAAATTCTATCGCGAATGCACTCTCAGTAAACCCCATGTGGATTATAGGCCGCTCTGAATTTATTAGAACCTCTGAAATGAAAAAAGAATGGTCTACTTCCAATATTTCTCTTACCCGCCACGAAGAAGAATTCATAAAAAAATACCGTGCACTTTCCCCCGCAGGAAAAGCCACAGTAGATGCGGTTATAGAAGTTCAATATGAAGTGGTTTCTCCTAAAATAAAAGAAAAAGAGGAAACCTCATAACTGTAGATTTCCAAAAGGTTTTTCTAAAAATATGATTCTGTAAAATTTAAAGGAGTTGCATGATGAAAACCACAAAAAGCCTTCCTTTCCCACTACTCTTCCAACGGTTTAAAAAATTTATGTTTTCCTTCAATGGCAGAAGTACCCGCCGGGAATTTTGGATATTTTTTATTCCATTGGCTATTATTGAAATCTTATCCGCAGGAGCGGTATTTGATACTCTTCTCACTCCCAGTCACCCAAAGTATTTAATTGGGATCCCTTTTTTGATTTTATATATTTTTTCAACTGTTACTGTATATGCATTATTCACACGGCGGCTTCATGACATCGGACATTCCGGTTATTGGATTCTCGTATTATTCATTCTAAATCATACCTTTAACAAAGCTGCCGCCATTATAAATCTGTTTTATCTACTGTTTTTACTGTATTGGGCATCTAAACCTTCTGCCCCGGATAATAAATATGATTCGCAATGGGAAGAAACAAAATAAAGGAGCAATTATGCACTTTCAAAAACTACTGTCAAAAAGTAATATTTTGTACACTCTTATATTGCTCATGTTAATTCTTATCGGATTTCAGCAATGGCAGATTTATAATCTAAAAAGAGATTTTTCTTATTTAGATAATTCTCGTGAATTAACCAAATTATCTACCGATATTGAAAATCTAAAATATAAATATGACGATCACGAGTCATCGCTAAATAATTTATCTGCTGACATAAGTGATTTAAACAAGAAGATTGACGATGCTCGTATTTCACTCATGGTGGGATTGCCATCCCGTCACTCAACTTATAAAAATTAAAAAAGAGAGTTTTAAATTATGTACATCCGCAAACGTGGAAATAAATATTATTATAAAGATTTTTGCATTTAAAAAGTACCGCTTTTACACGGCACTTCCTGCTCTATAGGTTGTAATAAAACCTGACAAGTGTGGCAATGCCATATATATCGGTATCCTCTAAATCTCCTATCTTTTTCAAAAAATCACTTTCCTGCATTTTGAGCATTTTAGAAAGTCTCACAACGGACGGTTTGGTCAATCCTGCTTCTTTCCATTTCATGATGATATATTCACCATTAAACTTTTTTCTTGCGTCATGTGATGTGACCTTGAAAGAAACGATATAGGCAGCTTGATTATCAAAAACAATAACAGGCCGTGTCTTGATTTCATCAGAGTCTTCAAACTTTACCCTTGCCCACCAGAGTTCCCATTTGTTTTTCATTAATCGTCCCACTCTTTGGGCAAGACCAAAAATCCTTCTTTATCTCTATGTCCGATAAAGCATTCTTCACTATATTCTTTCGGTTGACAGGTGGTTTCCCTTTCCTTAAAAAACTCTTCCATTGATTCTTTAGAAATGACTTCCGATTGATTTACATTATCCCACGGCGTGCCTTTCATATGTGTCATTTCTACCAGATGCCTTGTAGAGTATATTCCATATTTAGCTAAAATATCTATTAAGAACAGACGGTTATCTCTGGTAAAGACGGAAGGATCATACTCATCGGTCACCCCCTGTATAGGGGTACTCTTTAGAGGTTTAAATGTATTGTACACAATCGGCACTACCGGTCCGTAAGTCCAAGCCTCCATATCTTCATCAAATAGTGGCGTGCCATATTTCGCGAGGTACTCTCCTTGTGCAAAGTACAGCAGCTTATTAATTCTTAAATTTGTCATTTTGTCATCTGTTTTTGAATTGTTTGTCAAATCAATAAAGAAATTCGCTACATCCATTGCAGTTATCATTTTGAGTTCCTCCCTTCTTTAATCTAATTATATCAAAAATTGTCAATGTTTCTCAAATTAATTACTTTTATTTAACAACATTTACCATTATTTCACATTCTTGGAGTATTTTGTATGTATATCAGAAAACGGGGTAATAAGTATTACTACACTGTAGAGATAAGAGATGAATCCGGCAACCGCAAAAAGATTGAGCGTGCCGGCTCTATTTCTAAATCCGAGACAAATAAGATGTGGCGTCAAGCACAGGCGGAAGCAGATCGAGCGGGTTCTTTTGATACGGCCTCCAATATTTCTATGGAAGATTTTTATGCACTTTGGATTCTTGAAGTACTGGAAGTAGAGGGTAGCTATAAGACGAATACTGTTAAATTATATAAAAGTCTGATCAGGTCTCACATTCTCCCCCGTTTCGGTTCTTATAAATTGAAACGCATTACCCCACGGCTCCTCCAAAATTTTCTGAATGAGAAGAAGTCCTCTCTGTCCCGTTCTTCTTTGAATTGCTTAGTAGCTGTTTTGAAACGTTCTTTTATATATGCTGTAGACTTCGGGCGTTTCCTGTCCGTCAGCCCTGCACTGAATGTCCACGTTCCCCGTGTCTATAAAGATACTCCCGCTCCGGTTAAAACGTTCAGCCGCGAGCAGATGAAAAAGGTTTTTGATAAATTTAATGAAGAACATAAATTCTACCCTGCCATATGCACTGCTTATTATGTAGGTCTCCGTATCGGTGAGTGCTGCGCATTGACTTGGGATGACATCAACATGAAGAAGAATGAAATCACTGTCCGCCGGACCGCTGTCTATGATTCTGGATGGACTATACAGGATTTGCCGAAATCAAATTCTTCTGTCCGCACTGCCCCCTTCGGACAAAACTTCCGCCGGATCCTTTTGTCCATTCACGCCAGGCAAGAACACTTCAAGAAAGAATACGGTTCTTTTTATTCCGCCGGAAATTATGTATGTTCTCTCCCCAATGGGGAAATGATTACCCCCGATGATTTAAGATACTTTAACACCTGGTGCAAAAATAACTTTGGTTTCGGCTCCTTCCACACGCTCCGCCACACATACGCCACGAATATGCTTGAAGCAGGAGCCGATCTTGAATTGGTTTCCAAACAACTTGGCCACAACAGCATAGTGACGACCGCAAAATACTATTCTCATGTTTTGGACAAAAGAAAACGCCTTGTCGCTGATTTAATGGACAAAGCGCTATGATCTGCCGTCTTTATTTATCCGCGGACGGCAAGCAGGACGGCAAATGTGCTATATTATCAGTATTCATCTGACTTTGTAATTAACATTAAATTATCGGAAGTAATGTTGTAGTTAATTTTAAAGAGGCATTGCCACGGCTATATTATTTTGATATATGGAGGAATGTAAGTGCCTGAAAAACATTTTTATTTACGGAATATTATCCAGACAAAAGATAATTTAAGACTGTCTGATAAAAGTAAAGAAACGCTCTCCGAAACAAAAGCGGTAAATACCGTTGATGCTTATGAATCAGACTGGAATGATTTTTGTGACTGGTGTAAATATCATAAGGTATCGGCCTTCCCTGCCACCGTAGAAACGATTGTAAATTATATTAATGATTTAGCTGATTATGCAAAAATTTCTACAATCAGACGTCGCATAAGCGCTATTTCAGAAAATTATAATGCAGCCGGATTTTCTGAACAAAATCCCTGTCGAGTCTGGATTGTCAGGGAAACAATGATTGGTCTTACACGGACGAAAGGTGCTATGCAAAAAGGTAAGACTCCTATTTACTGGGAAGAATTGGAGCAAATGATTTCTTACATAGATACTGACAGCCTGTCAGGAATAAGGGATAAGGCGATTCTCCTCTTAGGTTTCCTGGGGGCGTTTAGAAGAAGTGAACTTTCCGGCTTGGACTTTGAAGACATCACCAGATATCCACAGGGAATTATTGTCACCTTAAAACATTCTAAAACCGATCAGGAACAAGTCGGGCAACAGGTCGGTATCCCCTACTTAAAGAATCCTAATATGTGCGCTATTGTTGCTCTTAATAAATGGATTCAAGAGGCCCAAATTACTTCTGGACCATTATTCAGAAGAATCCTGAAAAACGGAAGGCTTTCATCCCACAGGTTAAGTGATAAAAGTATTAATTTGCTTGTAAAGAAATATATTGAGCTTATCGGCCTGCCTGTTGAATTATATGGTGCTCATAGTTTAAGACACGGTTTTGCAACTTATGCAGCACTTCACGGTGTAGAAGAACGTCTAATTATGAAACAGACACGTCATCGTTCTGTTGAAATGGTACGGCACTATATTAATGAAGCTGATTTGTTTACAAATAACCCGATTACAATGATATTTCAAAAGAACGATAAAGGATGAGACTTCTTATTTCAAAAAAAATAAAGAACGTATGTTCATATGACAGCACAAAATGTCAAAAGAACATGCGTTCTTGGCTTTCCATATATAATTACTTGGATATCATTGGCAAACGTATTGTTTGACCGGGAACTAAGTTACCTGAATTTTTTATAGCATTTAACCGTTTAACTGTATATATGTATTCTCTGATATCCATACGGTTATCGGTTTCCTTTGCCGCTATATCCCATAAGGTATCATTCTCTTTAATAATAATTTCTTTATAGACATAATTATCCGATAAAACTGATGCATTAACTCCCCAACCGCATAATAAGACCGCTGTGATAAATAAAAATAAAACTTTACCCATAATCAT